ATTTCATCCGTTTTATGCCCAATGAATCAAGGACTTGCGATTATTTCCCCGGGCTAACTGAGGAGGTGGAAGGGATGCCGAGTAAAAAAGCCATAGGGCCGCGCGGCGGTGCGCAGGCTGTCTCCACCCGTCCTACAAGCGTTATGGGCCGCTACGGCCCGTTTTGGGTCGTTTCCGGGCGGTTGGCGGGCCGTCGCTGGCCGGTGCCGTGGCAGTGGCCGGAGGTTGCGGCAGGCGTCCCGCGCCGGTCGGGCGAGGGTCGGCGATGAGCGGGTATCCGTGCGGCGAGCCCGGCGAGTCGGGGAAACGCGGACTCGAGCCAGTTGCACAGGTGAACAAGTAATGGGCCGCCACCGCGAGTCGGTCGTGCTCAAGCTGCTGAATGGCACGGCGCAGCATGATCCGAAGCAGATGCGCGACGACACCAAGGTCGCGCCGAAGGACCCCAAGCCGTTGCTGCCGCCGTGGGAAAAGCTCGATGCGGACGAGCAGCAGGTGTACGACTTTTGCTGCAACGAATTCGTGCTGCCGATGGTGCACGGTCGACCCGACGGCATGCTGATCGCGTCACTTGCGAAACAGGTCGTGCTGCGCGAAAAAGCACTGGCGAAATTGAAGGAATACGGGCCGGTGATGCGCGATCCGGGTACGGGCAAGCCGAAATTGCAGCCGTACTTTCAGGCGTACAAGGTGCACGACGAAGCGGTGCGCCGACTGATGTTTGAATGCGGCTTCAGTCCACTCGGGCGCCTGAAGCACGCGCCGCCGATGGGGAGCAGTCTGGGCGGGCCCACCGATTGGGATGCGATTGACTGATGGACCCACCGCGCCGGCGCGGCCGGCCGAAAAAATACGCGACCGCCGACGAGGCGTACACCGCCAAGCTGGCACAGAACCAGAAGTATCGCGAGGCACACCGAGCGCGCGCAGCGTCACCGGCGGAAGTCGCGGCGATCATGCGCGACCCGGTGCGCAAGCACGAATTGGTGAAAGCGGCGCAGGAGCGCGCCGCGAGTCGCCGCGCGTGGCAGCAACCGACCGAGGACGAACTGGCGGCGTCAGAGGCAGAATTGCCGGTGACACCCGAGTGGCCGCAGCCGCTCGACGAGGACTTGATCGAACTTGCCGGTGAGGGGTATCCGAACGTCGCGTCGGCATTCCAGTACGTTCGCGATGTAGTCGCAGGTCGTATCGATGTATGTCGCACCGCGCGACTCGCGTGTGAGCGGCACGAGCGCGACATCGCGCGCATCGGTACGCCGGGCTGGCGCTTCGTGTTCGATTGCGTGAAGGCCGAGCGGGTGTGTCGCGTGGTGCAGTTGTTCCGCGAAATCAAGGGACCGCGCGCGCGCCGCCGGTTGCGCTTGATGCCGTGGCAGCGCTTCCTGCTGACGTCGACGTTCGGCTGGGTGTTCGAAGCGACCGGCACGCGGCGCTTCCGCTACGTGCTGTGCTACGTGCCGCGTGGCAATGGCAAGTCGACGCTGGCGGCTCCCCTAGCGCTCTACATGCTGGCGCTCGATGGCGAGGGCGGCAGCGAGGTCTATGCCGCTGCCGTGACGCGGCAGCAGGCGCGGCTCGTTTTCGACACCGCGCAGCGGATGGCCGAGCGCGCGCCGGAATTCCGCCGCCGCTTCGGCGTCGAGGTCAGCGCGCATGCGATCGTGCAGAACGAAACCGCGTCGCTGTTCCGGCCGCTGTCGCGCGATGCGACCTCGCTCGATGGCCTGAACGTCCACTTCGCCGTGCTCGATGAATTGGCGCAGCACAAGAATGGCGAGGTGTTCGACGTGCTGCAAACCGCCACCGGCAAGCGTTCGCAGCCACTGATGCTGGGGATCACCACGGCGGCGAATAATCAATCGAGCGTTGGCTACGAGCAGTGGCAGTACGCGCAGCGCTTACTCGAGCAGAAGATCGATGACGAGCAATTCTTCGCGATCATCTACACGGTCGACAAGGATGACGACTGGCGCGAGGAGAAAACGTGGATCAAGGCGAATCCGAATTGGGGTGTGAGCGTGATGCCGGAAGCGATCGCCAATCTGTGCCTGCAAGCGCAGCAGTCGGCGTCGCGGCAAAACGCATTCAAGCAGAAGCACTTGAATATGTGGACGTCCTCGGCCGTGCTGTGGATGAACATGCAGGTGTGGGATGCGTGCGGCGACCGCAAGCTCAGCATCGAGGACTTCGCGGGCGAGGAGTGCGTCGAAGGGCTCGACCTCGCGACGAAGATCGACCTCGCGGCGAAGGCGAAATGGTTTCGGCGTGAAGTCGAAGGCGTCGGACATTACTACCTGTTCGTGGATTTCTTTTTGCCCGAGGGTGCGATCGGCCGCAACGATGCGTACTCGGGCTGGGTCAGCGACGGCTGGATCATCACCACACCGGGCGAGGCCAACGACCTGTCGATGATCGAGGCGACGGTGGTCGATGACAACAATCTCTATACGCTGAAGGACGTCGCCTATGACCCGTGGCAGGCACGCATGATGGCGGCGAACCTTGAGAACGCCGGCGTGCCGGTAATCGAGTACCGGCCCACGGTCGGGAACTTCTCGCCGCCGATGAAGGAACTCGAAGCGCTGGCGCTGGAAGGCCGGTTGCATCACAACGGCAATCCGGTGCTGGCGTGGAACGTCGGCTGCGTGAAGATTCAGGAGGATCACAAGGGCAATATCTTCCCGCGCAAGGATTCCAACGAGCCGCACGTCAAGATCGACGGACTGGTCGCATCACTGATGGGGCTCGGCCGCTGGATGTTCCTCGACGCGACCGAGCGCGACCCGTCCATAGTGTTCTTGACTTCGGCAACTACTACCGATAGTGTCCCCGCCCATGCAGGCTAGTCGCAGCCGCCCGCCGCCGGATGAGCGTAAGTCGTCGCATCCGCCGGGCAAGCATCCCCACAGCGACTAGCGACTCGAGCGACGGAAGTGGGTCCGGCTCGTAGCTTCGGGAGCCGGCCATGATGCGTCGCGAACCTCCGCAGGGCGTTGTCTATCGCGAAGTGCGCTCGGCCGAAGTCACGGGCCCGGGCCGGCTGCGCGTGGTCGCGTCGGATGAAACGCTCGATCGCTACGGCGACATCGTGCGCGTCAGCGGTTGGGACCTGCGCAACTACCGCAAGAATCCGATCGTGCTGTTCGGCCACTCCGCGCGCGACCCCATCGGCACCGCGCAGATGACGGTGGAGGACAAGCAACTGGTCGCCGACATTTCACTCGGGGCGCCCGGCACCACGCCGATGATCGACGCGGTGCGCGCGCTGGTCGACCAGAAGATTCTGAAAGCGGTGTCGGTCGGGTTTCGCCCGACCAAGGCGCCCAACGAAATCAAGGACCCGAAGACCAACGAGTGGACCGGCGGCTACGAGTTCGTCGGGCAGGAACTACTCGAAAATTCCATCGTGAGCATCCCGGCGAATCCGTCCGCGCTGATGCTCACCAATGCTTTCTCGCCAGCGATTCGCCGTGCGTTGTTTCGGTCCGCGTCGGGACCACTCGATGTAGCACGGGCACAGATCGCGGTGCTGCGGTTGGGCGTCGCCGACCGTCAATATCGATAACCCATCAGGAGCACCCATCATGCCTTCACTGGCTGAGCAGCAAGTAACCATGAAGTCGCGGCGCGATGCTGCGCTGCAATCCATGCAAGCACTGGTCGACCTCGCGGCGAACGAGGAGCGCACGTTCACCGATGAGGAAACCAAGGACTTCGACAAGTTCAAGACCGAGACGGAAACGGTCAACGCGCACATCGAGCGGCTGGATGCGCAGGAAAAGCTGATCGCGCAGTCGGCGCGGCCGGCGCAGTCGCTGATCGTGTCAGCCGCCAGCAGCAACGGCGATACCGGCGCGGGCGCGGTGCAGCCGTACGTGCAGTTCAACGAGAAAAAGCTGAAGCCCGGCACGGTGTTCGCGCGCTATGTCATGGCGCTGATCGCGTCGCGCGGCAACATGATGCAGGCCGAGCAGATCGCGCGCAATTACTGGCGCGACTCGACGCCGCAACTCGGCGAGTTGTTCCGCGCGATCGGCCAGTTCGGCAGCGCGCACGACTTCATGACGCAGCAACGCGCGGCGGCACCGATTGGCACTACCACCAATCAGCCGTGGGGCGGCGTGCTGGTGTTCGCGCAGAACATGGCGAGCGAGTTCATCGAACTGCTGCGGCCGGCCACGATCATCGGCCAGTTGCCCGGCCTGCGCCGGGTGCCGTTCAACGTGCGACTGACGCGCCAACTCACCGGCATCACGTCGGCCGGGTGGGTCGGCGAAGGACTCTCCAAGCCGGTCGGCTCGATGACGCTCGACGCGGTGCTGCTGCCGTGGGCCAAGGTCGCGGTGATCGTCGCGCTGACCGAGGAACTGGCGCGGTTCTCCGACCCGAGCGCGGAAACGCTGGTCACTGAGGAAATGAAGCGCGCGATTGCGCAATTCCTCGATCTGCAATTCATCGATCCGGCGATCACGCCAACGGCTGGCGTGCGGCCGGGCTCGATCACCAATGGCATCACGCCGATCACCTCGACCGGACCGACGCTGGCCAACATCACGGCGGACCTCGCCACGATGCTGTCGGCGATGGCGTCGGCGAACGTGCCGATGACCGCACCGGCGTGGATCATGCACACCCGCACCGCGATCTATCTGTCGCTGCTGCGCAGCACGACCGACACGCTGCTGTTCCCCACGATGTCCGGGGCGCAGCCGACGCTACTCGGTTACCCGGTGGTGACGTCGACGGCATCGCCGCTCGGCGGTGGACCGGGCTTCCTCGGCCAGATCATTCTGGTCGATCAAGCGCAGATATTCCTCGCCGACGACGGACAGGTCACGCTGGACGTTTCGCGCGAAGCGTCGATTCAGATGGACACGGCACCGGCTACCCCGCCGACGCCGCTGACGTCGCTGTGGCAGCAAAACCTCATCGGCATCAAGGCCGAGCGGTATATCTACTGGATGCGGCGCTACGACCCGGCGGTGCAACTGCTGACCGGCGTGCCGTACTGAGTAGTGCCAGAGGAGCAACGGCGCTACAAGGCGCTCGCCCACATCATTGTGGGCGGGCGCTTGTTGTATCCGAAAGACCGCGAATTCAAAACCGGCGTGCAGTACGGCAGCGCGCTGGTGAAGGAAGGCAAAGCGGTCGAGATTCCCGGCCGCTACAAGCGGCGCGATATGCGCGCGGAAGGCGACGATGGCTAAGCCGCACTGGACTGGACCGCCCGGCACGATCGGCGCGGTGGCAGTGCCGCAGTCGCCGCGCCTGACCAATTCGAATCTCGGCGGCGGCGTGGTGCGCGAGCCGTTTCCGGGCGCGTGGCAGCAGAACGTTACGTCGCCGGCACCGCCGCCGCTGCTGTCGTTCTCGGCGGTGTACGGTTGCGTCAACGTCATCTCGTCGGATATCGCCAAGCTGCCGATCAAGCTGTGGCGCAAGCTGCCGACGGGCGGGCGCAAGCTGGCCGACGATCATCCGATTCATCGGCTGTTGCAGAACCCGAACGGGTATCAGACTCACGTCGATTTCTTCTCCTACTTTTTCGTCAGCGTGTTGCTCGCCGGCAACGCGTATATCTACGTCACGCGCGATGAGCGCGGAGTCGCCAAGCGACTCGACGTGCTCAACCCGTATTTCGTGCGGCCACTGGTCGCCGACACCGGCGATATCTACTACCAGATCGGCGCGTCCAATTCGCTGCCACTGGTAACCGAGATTCCGGCCGATGGCGCGATCGTGCCGGCGCGCGACGTGATCCACCACCGGATCATGTGCGTCGATCATCCACTGGTCGGGGTCACGCCGCTGTATGCGGCGGCGATGTCGGCGTCGGTCGGGCTGCGCGCCAATACGTCGTCGGCGGAATTTTTCGCCAACATGGCGCGGCCGTCCGGCATTCTCACTGCGCCCGGCAAGGTGTCGAAGGACCTCGCCGATCGGCTGCGCACGGAGTGGGACCAGAACTACGGCGCCGGCCGCTGGGGCAAGACCGCGATGCTCGGCGACGGGCTGAAGTGGGAGCGGATCACCCTGTCGGCGGTCGACTCGCAACTGATCGAGTTGCTGCGCTGGGGCGTGGCCGACGTGGCGCGGGTGTATCGCGTGCCGGGATTCTTGCTCGGCGATCTGGACAAGGTGACGTTTCGCAACAGCGAGACGCTGATGCGGGCGTACTACTCGGGGTGCCTGCAATACCACCTCGAAGGCGTCGAAGCCCGGCTCGATACGGCGTTCGCGCTGGCGAGCGACATCGAACTGGAATTCGACGTCGATGCGATCTTCCGTACCGACCTCGATGTGCGCTTCGCGGCGTACAAGGAAGGCATCAATACCGGCTTCCTGACCATCAACGAGGCGCGCGCGCAGGAAGGCTTGCCGAATGTCACGGGCGGCAGCGAGCCGTTGATACAGGTCCAGTATCAACCGCTGTCGAAGCTCGGCAAGGAGCCGCCTACACCGGCGGCACCGACGCCGGATACGCCGGCCACCGAAGAACCGTCGCCACCCGAACCCACCGGCAGCGACAAGCCGGCGAAGGACGATGACGGCATCGCCGGGTATGTGCGCTATTCCGACGTGCTGCACGAGGAAATTCCGGAGGTCGCCGATGTCGCCTGATGAAGCCACTGCATTTGCGCGCGAGACGGCGGCGGCGATTCGGCGCGCGTTGGTGCCGGTGCAGGAGCGGCTGGCCCGGCTCGGCGAGATGCTGGGCGACGCGCTGACGGAGCAGGACACGCTGGCCAGCAAGGTTGCACTCGAGCAGGCGAGAGGCAATTTTGCCGCTGACCTCGCGCTGCTGGTCACCAAGACCGAGGAGTTGGTCGAAGCCGAACTCGACCGGCGCGATAAGCACAACGCCGGCGTGGAGAACCACCGGCTGGCCGAGTTGCGCGAGTGGGTTGCGGCACAGATCGCCGAGATGGGCGATGCGCGTGTCACTCGCGTCGCGTTCGCTGAGCACGCCGAGCAGGTCCGCGCAGCAGTCGAGCAGGAAGCCGCCCAGCGCGTCGCAGCAGTCGAGCAGGCTGGGGCAGTAGCCGGGCGCGCTGCCGTGGCGGTTGACGGGCTCGCGGCGGGGCTGGATGCGCGCATTGCGGCGGGGCTGGCGCCGGCCGAGGCGCGGCTACTCGAGGCGGTGCGCGGCGAGGTCGCGAGCTTGCGCACGGATATCGCCGCCGACTTGACCCGGCTGCGGGGGCAGGCGCACGCCGAGAGCGAAGCGCGCGCAGCGGTCGAGCGCGGGCTGGCCGAGTTGGCGGCTGCGGTCACGGCGGCGGATGCGGCACTCAAGGATGCGCGGGCCGGCTTGACCAAGTTCGCCGATGACTTGCTTGCGCGCGTCGCCGATTCGGTGCAGGCAGTGGCGAAGGATGCCGCGACCGACTTCGCGCAGTTGCGCGACTCGCAGGCGGGGCTCGATGCCGAGTTGCGCGCGTTGCTGGCGGCCGAGTTGCGCGCGCGCGATGGCGCGCTGGATGCGCGCATCGACGCGCGGCTGGTGGCACTCGAGGAGCGCGCGATCGAGATGGTGCGGGCGACGGCGAAGGAAGCGGCGCTCAGCATGGGCGCCGCTTTCGAGCAGTTGCGCGCGGACCCGAATTTGCGCGGGCCGGTCGGCGAGGGGTTCCGCTATCGCGAGGTGTTCGACGCCAAGGCCGACTACCAGCCCGGCGATTGGGTCACGCATGACGGCACGCTATGGGCGGCGATTGCGCCGTCGCAGGGGGTGGTGCCGGGTACCGATGGCGCATCGGCGTCGTGGCGCATGGCGTTGAAGCGCGCGCGCGATGGTGTCAACGGCGTCGGCATGAACTGGCGCGGTGCGTACACCGAAGGCGACACCTATCGGCTGAACGATGTCGTGCGCCACATGGGGCGCGTGCTGCTGTGCCGGCGCACCACGACCGCGCCGCCACCGATCCCCGGCGGTGCACCCGCGACCGAGTGGGCGGTGATGTTGGAGGCCGGGCAATGATGACGCTGGTCGGCTTCACGCAGGAACGCGACGCGCTGGTCGAGGAAATCTTGCCGCTGTTCAAGCAGCATGCGCGGCTGCGGCCCGACGATACCAGCGAGGACGCGCTGTGCTCGCTGTATATCGCGGCAGCAATCGGCGCCGCCGAGAATTACTTGCTGCGCGATGTGTTCCCGACCGAGCGCCAGTGGAGCGGCAACTTCAGCGAATCGTTCGTGGCACGCCATGGCCGCGCGTCGGCAGTCGTGATGACCAACGGCGCCGGGCCGGTCACCGATTATCAGACGGTTGGTTCACCGGACCCCAAGACGTGGGGCTTCGAATTGGTGCCGGGCGCGTCGGTCAGCGGTGCGACGCTGACTGCATCGACCGGCTGGGACACGTTCGCCGAGATGCCGCCGGACTTGCAGCAATTCATCCTCGTCGCGGCGAGCGCGTTCTACGAGGTGCGCGAGTTGTCGAATTCCGGCGGATCGATTGCGTCGCAGCCGGCCGCGTTCCTGCCGCTGTATTTGCTCGATTCGTGGGGCAACCTGACCTACGCGTGATGCGATGGATGCCGGCCGACTACGCCATTACGTGGAGATTGAGGACTACGTGCTCGTTCAGGATGAGGCGGGCGATGACATCAAGGTGTATTCGCACTATGGCTTTACGTGGGCGTCGATTCGCACGCTGCGCGGGCGCGAGTTGTTTCTTGCGCAGCAGCAGTTCGCGGCGTCCGACAATGAAATCGTCATCCGTTATCTGGCCGGGGTCAACGAGCAGATGCGCGTGGTCCACGATGGGCTGTACTACAACATCCTGAATTGCGACGACGTGGAGTTGCGCCACAAGACCATGATCCTGCTGTGCGAAACCGGCATCTCGGAAACCAAATAATGCTGACGATGAAACTGGAAGGCTTGCAGGAACTCGAGCGCACGCTGCGCGAGTTCGGCCCGAAGGTCGCGAAGAATGGACTGCGGGCGACCAACTTCGCGGCGGCGAAGGTCTATCTCGATGCGGTGCATGACACCGCGCCGGTGCGCTCGGGCTTCCTGAAGTCGCAGATCATCACGGTCAAGCGGCGCTCGCCGGCGGAAACCGAGGTGCGGCATTCGGTCACGGTGCGCAATAAGCCGAAGCTCACACTGGTCGCGCGGCGCGGCGATACCGCCAAGAATCGCAAGAAAGGCGCGGTCGGCAAGTATCACGCGATCGCCGGCCCGAAAACCTATGGCCGCTTCATCGAGTACGGCACGTCGCGCATGACGGCCGCGCCGTTCATGCGCCCGGCGTTCGAAAAGAATGCCGGCGCGGCGGTCGATGCGGCCCGCTTGCGCATGGAGAAAGCCGTGAGATTGGCGGCGAAGAAAGCAACGTGAATATCGCCGAGCATGTGTTCGCGGCGCTGGACGGATTGCGCGCGCATCAGGAGAAGCTGCCGTCCAAAGGGGTGACGAATGAACCGCCCGGCTATGTCCTGCCGATGCTCGTTATTTCCACCATTACGGGTAACGACGATCTGGACTTGCGCGGCGAGGCGACGCTGCGTTGGCGCGTCATGCAGATCGATGCGTGGGGCAAGACGCGGCGCGGTACCGACGATTACATGGAACTCGCGCGGGCGCAGATGCTGGCATACAAGCAATTCAGCGTGGGCGCGATCGATGTCAGCGGGGCGCCCGGGTATGACGACGACGCCAACCTGTTTCGCGCGTCGCTTGAGTTCCGGGTGTGGTTTACGCAATGACCTACGGCGACCTCGCGTTTGCACAGGCGTGCGTGCGCGGGTTTCATACCGCACTGGCGGCGTTCAAGCAGTGGTCAGTGACGCAGCAGCAGACGGCCGAGGATGAGCGCTTGCTGCGCGCGCTTGATTTTGTAGCGGATGCAGCAAAGGATTGGGTTCGCAGCAAGGCGTCGGAAATCGCGGCGCCCACACCGAAAGGAAACGAGCATGCGCAGCAATAGCTTCCCGGCTCAGCCGGCACGCCGTTGTTGCCCCGTTGGATTCACTCGGGCACGCACTGATGCCTCCCCGATAGCGGTCAACCGGAGAGGCGATCATGGCTGGACGTGGGGCACAAGGCACTCGGATTTTGCATCAGACGCTGACGGCGTTTATCGACGTCGAAGCGGTCACCAATATCAGCGGCCCGAATGGGACGGCGGCAACTATCGATACGACCGATCTGCGGTCGACCGGCAAGGAGAACATACCCGGGCTCGCGGATTACGGTCAGCTAACGCTCGACCTGAATTACACCGACGGCGCCGAGCAGGTCAAGCTGTTCGATATGTTCTCGACGCATGCGGACCCCGAGCCGTTCCGGCTGGCGTTGCCGACCGACTCGACCATGGAGACGTATGTGCAGTACGACTTCCTCGCGTCGGTCAGCGGCTGCGTGTTCGGCGCGAAGGTCGACGACAAGCAGACGCTGCAAATTACGCTGAAAACCAGCGGCGGCATGACGCGTACGCCGGACGTCGACGCGGCTGATATCACGACCGAAGGCGCGCTGATGGCAGCGCGGCGCAAGCAGCGGGATGACGACAAGGTAGCGCGCAAGGCGGCCGAGGAGCAACGGTCGCAGCGGATGAAGGAAGCGTCGCAGCGGATGAAGGAAGCGTCGGCGCACGCAGCAGAGCACCCGCAGCAGCAGGCGGCTTAAACCGCAGTGATTCCCTCGGGGATCGCTGCATTTCCCCGAGGGAGTTGCAATGGCACATGATCTAGACGGTTTCAGCGAGGAGCCGATCGAATTCTCGGTCGAGCATCAAGGGCGGACGATGCAGTTTTTTGTCGAGCCGACCTCCATCAAGGAATTTTCCGGCGCGTTCCGGCGGTCGTCGCAGGATATGGACGCGAACATGAAGCGCACGTTTGTCAAACTCCTACTCGATGAGGACCAAAAGCCGGTGACGGCCGAGTGGGTCGACAAGCTGCTGAGCAAAAAGAATCTGGTCCCGCTCGCGTTGAAGATCAACGCCGCGCTGAATAGCGCGCTGGGCTTGGATGATCTTGCCGCAAAAAAAGGCTGACGCCAGACGAGCATTTCATCATGGACCTCGCTGCTCATCTCGGCATGACCGTGCATCGCTTGCGGGCCGAGATGCCGTGGCGCGAGTTGTTGTTCTGGCGGTTGAAGTGGCAGACCGATCCATGGGGGGAGCATCGCGCGGATTTGCGCATGGAGCGGATTTGCCAGACGCTCGCCGAGATTAACCGCGACCGGGTGAAGCATCCCGAGCCGGTGAAGCTCGACGCATTCGCGTTGTTCAGGCGGGACGAGCCGGAACCGGAGTCCGAGACGCGCGTGCGTGGCGCGACGATTTCGGGGGCCACGGTCGCATGGCTGGACGCGATGGCGCGGCGCACGGCAAAGGAGCAAAGCAATGGCGCTTAGCGTCGGCGATCTGATTATCAACATCGCGACCAACATCGCGTCGCTGCAAACCGGGCTGTCGGCAGCGACGTCGATGGTGCAGCGCTTCGGCAGCAACGTGGCCGCCGAGGTGCGCGGGGTCAACGAGAAGATCGGCTCGATCACCGGCTCGTTCAAGGCGCTCGCCGGGCTGACGATTGCCGGCTTCGGGGTGCAGCAGTTCACCGGGATGATCGAGGGCGCGATCGATGCACAGGCGCACCTGAAAGACTTGGGCGAAAAGGCCGGCACGACGGCCGAGAAAATGTCATCGCTCATCCCGGCCGCGCGCTTGTCGGGCACGTCGCTGGATGAGGTCGCCGCCGCGTCGGGGAAATTTTCGAAGAACCTAGTCGAGATTCAAACCGGCGAAGGCAAGGCCGCCGAAGCGTTCAAGCGCTTGGGCTTCAACGCGGCCGATGCGGCACGCTTCCTGAAGGACCCCGTGCAGGGCATGTTCGAATTGTCGAAGGCAGCGAACAAATACGCCGACGACGGGAACAAGGTCGCCGTCATGCAGGCGGTGCTGGGGAAGGGCGCCGCCGGTGTGGCGAACTTCATGAAGGAACTCGGCCAGCAGACCGAACTCGTCACTCGCGTCACCAACGAACAGGCCGAAGCGGCCGACCGGTTGCAGGATCAGTTCGCGCTCATCAAGTTGGGCGGCGAGGAAATGCGCATGTCGTTCGCCAATGCGCTGATTCCTACGTTGTCGCAGATGGCGCTGCAATTTCTTGCGGCGAAGGACGCCGGCGCGGGGTTCTGGCAGGCGCTCGCGATTGCCACGGTGTCGGGCGACAAGGTGGTCGAGCGGATCACCGATCTGGGCACGACCGTCACCGAAACGAAGAAACAAATCGAACTGGCCAGCGAACCGACCGCGACCGATATGTTCGGCGCGATCAGTGCGGACGAACATCTCAAGGCGCTCAATTCGACGCTGGAAGAAACGAACAAGAAGCTGAAAATCTATCAGCAGATTCGTGACCAGACTATTTTTCAGAAGCTGGAAAAGGTCGACACGTCGGACGTGCGCGACCTGCGCTATGGTACTAACGCGAACGTCATCCGCACGCCGACCTCGCTCAATGCGAAAGGCTTGGGCGACGACAAGAACAAGCTGGATGAATTCACCAAGGCGCTGCAAAGCATGCGGCAGGAAGCCGCTGCCGCCAACGGCGCATTGGACGCACTCGAGAACGGTACCGACAAGTTGACCGCAGCGCAGCAGGGGCTGGCCAAGCTGCAAGCGTCGGAGGTGTGGAAAACATTTAGCAAGTCGCAGCAGGATGCGCTGATTGCACTGACCGCCACGACGTCGGCGACGCAGAAGCACATCGACGTGATGACCCGCTTCAAGGGGGTGGTCGACAAGCTGACCGAGGGCGACCAGTGGAACAACTGGACGGCCGACTTCAAGGCGCTCACCGATGCGTTCAACGATCCGAAGGGCAAGCTCTCGCTGGACGAGTATCGCGCGCTGACGCAGAAGCTCCTCGACCTGCAACCGTACTGGAAGGCGCAGGTGCAGTTGGTGAAGGATCAGGCCGACGCGCTGGCGAAGATGGAGGAAGCGACCAGTCAGGCGGCGGCGGCGAATCGCAAGCTCGCCGACGACTTCAAGCGGGATCAGGAGCAGCAGGCCAACGACATCGAATTTCAGATTACGCTCATCGGCAAAACTGCCGCTGAGCAGGAGTTGCTGACCGCCGCGCGGCAGGTCGACTTGGAGGTCAAGCGGCAGATTCAAGCGCTCGACGCACTCGATCCAGAGTCCGACAAGATGCGCGAAAAAATAATCCTGCAAGGCGAGTTGTCGAAGGCGCGTATCGATGGCGCGCTGCGCGTCAAGCAGGCGACGGAAACCGGCGTTGCCAACATGCAGACGGTGTTCAACACACTGGACTCGACGGCGCGCTCGATCTTCGACAGCATCGGCCAGAAGGGCACGAATATGTGGCAGAAGATCAAGGATGATGGCAAGCGCATCCTGCTCGACTTCCTGTATTCGCTCACGGTCAAGCCGTTCCTGATTCAGATTGCGGCGTCGCTGACTGGCGTGTCCGGCGGTGCGGCGGCGAACATCCTCGGCGGCGGTGCCGCCCAGAATCCATTGGCGGCGTTGACCGGTGGCGGCGGTGGCATCAGCAACGTGATGTCGTTGTTCGGTGCCGCCGGCTCGACGTTCGGCACGACCGCATCGGCGGCGGCACTCGAGGCGTTCGGCGGTATGGGCGCCTCGCAGGCCGCGATCCTCGCAGCGCAGACGGCCGAGTTTGGCATAGCCGGAACAGCCGCGACGTTGTCGGCGACGGGCACTACGATGGGGGCGGCGGCCGGGACGATGGCGACGGCGATGGGCGTGGTCGGCACTGCCATCCCGATCCTCGGGCTCGCGATTGCCGCGTACATGTATTGGGACAGCACCAAGAAACCGTCCGAAGTGCGCGGCCAATTCCAGATTGGCGGAACTGACTTCGAGGATCAGATCAGTACCGCGACGAAGTTCGGCGCGATTGGTTTCGCCGATGTCGGCACGCAGCAATTCAGTGGCGAGGCGGCGCAGGTATTCAACAAGATCGTCGCGGGCGCACTCGACGCATTCGAAACGCGGTTCTCGGATGAGCAGTCGGCGCGGCTCGCGGACATCCTGCAAAACACCACGTTCGCCTCGCAGGAGGGCACGTTCACCACCGAAGATTTCTTGCAGCAGTACGGCGGCGGTGTGTTGCAGCAAGTCATTGTCGCGGCATTCGACGTGCTCGATCCGGCGCTCGCAGCGGTTGCGCGCGGGTTCGAAGGGACGGCCGATGAGGTCGCGAAATTCGGCAACACGTTGTTGGGCGTGTATGACGCGACGCAGTTGATCGGCAATGCCGACTTCACCGCCGGCATCGACACCGCGCTGGCCGGTGCTACGCAGGAGAGCGCCGACAAGATACTCGCCTTCGTCAACGTGGCCGCGACTTTCGGCACAACGGTCGCGGGGCTGGGCGATGCGTTGCAGGCGCTCGATCCGACCAAGATCACCGAGTTCGTTGACGCTCTCGGTGGCGCGCAGGCATTCGCGCAGCGGTTCGCGTCGTTCAATCAGAACTTCGGTACCGCGCCGGATGTCGCAGCGGCTGCAACGACGCGGCTCAATACGGCATTCGCGAAGCTCGGGGTTGAGGTGCCGAAGACGCATGCGGAGTTCGTCGCGCTGGTGAACCAGATGATCGCGGTCGGCGACACCGATGCAGTGGATACGTTGCTCGGCGTGTCCGATGCGTTCGTCACCCTGCACGGGACGGCGGAACAATTGCGGCAAGCATTGCTCGCGGCGGCAGCGGCCGGGCGGCAGTATTACGCCGAGCATTTCCTGACGCCGGACGAGCGGTTGCTGGGGCGGCAGACGGTCGACTCGACGGTGATCTATACCGCGACGCGGGGGACTACCGCACTCGGGGCGGCGTTGCATGTACTCGGAGTTGAGGAGTTGCCGCTTACTGTTGCCGGCATCAGGGACGTGCGCGCTTCGCTCGTTGCGATGTATGGCGAGGGCAGCGAAGTCGTCAATCAATTCGATGCCATCTTGCCGAGTATCGGCGACTTGATCGATAGCGTCGGCGGGTTCGGCGATGCAGCGGAGGATGCCGCGACTCAAGTCAACAAGGCAACCGATGTCATCGTCGTCAGCGTCGGCGGGCTCATCAAGCAGTCGCAGTCGCTGGCCGATACGCTGATCGGACAGATCGCGGATTTGGCCGGCGAGTCAACGGGCGACTTCGGGACGAAGCTCGGCATTCAGATTGGTCTGATTCGGGATGCCGTGGCCAACGCAAGTCGCGCCGACTTCACATCGAACACGGCGTTCACTGCCTACGTCGGGCGACTCAAGAGCACTGCTGCGCAACTAACGTCGGAGTTGTCGCGGTTCACCATCCTGTCGGCGCAGTACGACGCAGCGCGCGCCGAGCAACTTATCTCGCTGCAAGACTGGTATGCGCAGCAGTTCCATATCTTCGGCGGCGATACCGCGTTCAACAAAAACACCGCCGCGCTCGATGCGCTCAAGATCATCTTCGACCAGAAGTGGAAGTCGATCGTTGACGGCGTGAAGGATGGCGTCGATGGTGCGATCGACCAACTGGCGAAGTTGCGCGAGGGCATCGCCGACTATCTGCGCGGGCTGTCGCTGTCCGACCTGTCGCCGCTGTCGCCACTCGAGCGGTTGAACCAATCACAGGCAGCGTTTGCCGGTGAGTTGGTGAAGGCGCAGGCCGGCGACCTCGGGGCGCTCGGGGATATAACGCAGTTCGCCGGCGACTTTCTCAAGCAGGCGCGCGACTTCTATGCGTCGGCGCCCGCGTACACCGATATCTATACCGCTGTCACCGAAGCGCTGGCCGCGCTCGCGGGCTCGACGCCGACCGGGTTGCCGCTGCCGGGCGCCGATGCGCAGGCGTCGGCCGCTGTTGCGCTTGAGTCGGCGCTGCCGGCCGGCACGATCGCGTCGCAGACTGACATTCAGGAGAACACGCAGGCGGTCCGCGACAACGGCGCGATACTGGCCGCGCTGTATCAGGAGCACGCGGCAACCAACACGATGACCGGCGAGCAGAACGCCACGCTGCAACGCATCCTCGCGGCAGCATCGAGAACGCCTGTACCGGCGCGATGATTACCGATGCGGCGTTTCGCCTCTGGTTGAAGCAGGACAACCGGGCGAACCGCGTCTGGACGACGCACCTCAACTATCAGGCCGAGGAGAGCGGCGGTCCGGTCACGCAGTTGTTGCGCCTGTCGGACAAGCCGTACCGTCGCGGCGCCGGCCGCTACTACGCCGTGGTGGTGCAGAGTCCCGAGCTATCACGCGAGCTAGGCGGCGAGAAGCATGGCGTGTACGCCGCGTCCTACGGCAAGCTGATTATCGACAAGCGAGGCGGCGAGTTCGAATGGTTGATCGACGCGGCGGTCGACGGCTCGATAGTCGAATTCCGTCTCGGCGATGTGGCGTGGGACGTCGCCGATCATCGGCTGATCTTCCGAGCGAAGATGGTTGCCGTCGAGCGCGCCGATACCGACACACTCGAAATAGAATTGCAGGATACGTCGGCCGACCTCAACAAAAGCATCTCCGGGCAGGTGCTCGTCGGCGGGACCGGACCGAATGCGGACAAGCCGCGCTCGTTCAACTTTGGTCTGGTGCGCGAGGTCGAATGCGATCTCGTTGATCTGGATGCGTTGCGATGGTCGCATAGCGATACCGGCGTCAACACTATCGCGCTCGACGTGCAGGTGCGCTTGGAGTCGGTCGCGTTCACCGATGACGGCGACGGCACGGTGCGCCTCGATGATTCGCCGCCGAGTTCGGGCAAGGTCACGGCGACGGTTCTCGCGACCGCGCCCGACGCCGACCCGTCCGACACGACGCGGCATCTCGTCAGCGACTTGCTCGACGTGGCGGTCGGGCAGCGGTCGGGGTTGATCGCCGCCGGCACGTACAGCGGCGCGCACCCTACGTTCGTGGTCGGTGACTTCGAGGATTATCCGATTGGGACCAGCGTCAGGGACACCGAAAACACGGTGGACTTCCTGAAGGATGCGGCGCAGACCGGGCAGTTCGCCTACGCCATCACCCGGCTTGGCGATTTCAACTATCTGCGCATCCGGCCGAATGACATCGCAGCATTGCCGATGGTCCCATTCGAGATTGGCAAGGATGACGTCAAGCTGTCACCGGAACCATCGATCGCCAATGAGCGGCCCGGCTATTACAAGATTCGCGCGCGCGGCAATCGCAACTGGACGCAGACCGATGACGTAGCCGGCGACGTTATCACTGGCGAGGAATATGTCATCCGCACGCGGCTCGGCCTGCCATTCGAGCAGGACGACGCGGTTGGTACCACGTACGCCGACCGGCCCGAGCTTTACGACCTGATGCTGGTCGAGTCGCCGATCATCGACACGCTGATTTCGGCAGAGAACGACGAAACCGCGACCGAGATTCTGCGCGCGTGGGCCGAGGTCGAGCGGTTCAACGGACTGCCGCAGTTGCGCCACGCGAACCTGACGGTGGGGATGGAGTTTTTCGAAAAGGAACTCGGCGACGTCGCGCTGATTACGTTCCCGTTCTTTCGCATGGATGCCGGCACGCTGGCGCAAGTCGTCGGCATCAAGCTGCGGCCGACCGATTACGAGATTGACCTAGTGCTCTATTTCCGCTCGCTGTCGGAACCGTACCCGGAGGGCTGGGAGCGCATCACGACGAGCGAGGACGCGACGACCGACTCGTCGTTCGACTACGATTCGACGGCCGGGCCGCCAGTGGTACCGCCGCCCGGGCCGACGGATGTGCCGCCGGGGATTCCGCTGCTGGGCGCTGGCGCGGCGCTGGTCGGTGGACTCGAGGCGTGGGGGGATGTACCGAATCCGGTGCCGCCGACGCCGGCCTACGCACGCGGCCAGCATTTCGTCGGCAGCATTCAGGCGTTCGCCGACTTCAATCGCACCGTCGCGATGGACTCCACCGGCACGCTTGCCGCTGTGGGGATTCCTTCGTATGCGCCATCCGGTATTCACCCCGACGGGTCGGTCCGTGTCTACGAGCGCTCGGGCGCGACGTGGAGCTTGACGCAGACGTTGACGGCTACGCCGTACAGTTCCGAGATTGGCTACGCGGTCAGCGTAGCGGACAACGCGACCGTCGTCGCATCCGAAAACAATGGTCAGCATTTTCACGTCTGGACCCGCACGAGTCCGACAACGTGGTCGCATCAGCGAATAGACGATTTGACTACGGCGGCATCTAGCAATGCCGCACCTGATATTGCGATCAGCCGCGACGGCACGGTGATTGCGTACATCGGCTCGTTCGGCGACTTGGTGTTCAGCGTTTGGAAATTGGTGACGGGTACGTGGACGCACATGCAGACGGTGAGCCTCGGCGGCGTCGATATGGCGGGCACGCTGGCGATTTCGCCTGATGGCGAATTGATCGTGGTGAACGGATCGAGCGGCGTCGGCGGCGATACGCGCATCCTCGTTTACCAATCCAATCCCGGCTTGACCACTTGGTCATTGACTAATTTTCTATCGCCAGCAAGCGACTCGGGTAACACAGGATTCTTCGCTGTCCAACAGATCGCGTTGTCGGCCGACAGGCAATTGCTCGTTGCGGCGGCGCCGGTCGATCAGGATGGCTCGTTCGTCGGCGGTACGGTGTTCGTCTACAAGTCAAGCAATCGCGGCGCTACGTTTGCGCTCGCGACGTGGATCAGGATCGAGGCTGCTCCGGGGACGAACACCGCGATCGGGTCGGTCGCGGTCAATGATGACGGCTCGCGTATTTTCATTGGCGCGCCGTATCGCGACAACCCTGCGGCCGAGTCTGGCGCGCTATGGTACGTCGATCATCCGCGCTTCCTGCTGGCCGGCCCGCGCTACCTATCGAGCCACGGCGTCGAGGTTGCCAATCCCTACGGGAGCGCGACGAACAGCCAGCGCTTCAGCGAGTCGCTGGCGGTGTCCGGCGACGGGTTCCATTTCGCGGTGGTGAGCGCAGACGGCGATTTCAGCGGCGCCGATACGCTCGACTTCTTCCACTGGACGAACACGCAGAGCAGCGTTGGCGAAGCGCTCGGCCGCGCGATCGTTACCGGCATCGGCTCGTTCACGTTGCCGGCTGGCGCTGGCGAACTCATGACACCGACTGGCGGGTACTTGATTTCGGTGTCCGGCAATGATGCGATGGCGCCCGATGGCGGGATGCAGGGAGATATCTGATGGCTACTCGCTACGTCCGCAGCACAGACGGCAGCAATGCTGATAACGGCACGACGTGGGCGCTGGCGAAGCTCGACTTGGCTGGCGTGTCGGCGATCACGGTGGCCGGCGATGTTATCTATGTGTCGCAGGTGCACGCCGAAACTACGGCTGGCGCTATCACGATCAATTGGAACGGCACCGTGGCAGCGCCGGTGCGCATTCTGTGCGGCAACGATGCAGCGCAGCCGCCGACCGCAGGTGCGACGACTGCGACAGTTACGACCACGGGTGCCGGCGCCGGGATGACGCTGGGCGGTTCGGTGCCGGCGTCGTTCAATGTCGCCGGTATCACGTTCAACTGCGGCAGCGGCGCGAACAATATGAACCTGTCGGCCGGGTCCAACGGTTCCAGTGGCCACCGGCAGGTGTATGAATCGTGCAACTTCAAGATGGTCGCCAGCGGTGCGACGTGCTTGATCGTTATCGGCGGCGGCATCTATATCAACTGCGGCTTTCAATTCGCCGCAGCCGGCCAGAAGTTCAACGCGGGTGCCGGTGGTTCGAACATACGCGGCGGCGGCATCATCGCCGGCGGTACGTCGCCGACGTTTGTGTTCGACTTCACCAGCACGAAGCACTTTGTTGAAGGCTTCGACTTCTCGGCGTGCAGCGCAGGCGTGCATCTGTGCGACATAACCGGAGCGTCGGCGCCCGCGTGGGCGATGTTCCGCAACTGCAAGTTGCCGGCATCATGGTCGGGGAGCTTGGTGCAGACGCCAGCATCAATGCACCCGGAAGCGACCGCCGAGATGATCAATTGCAGCGCGGGCGCGCAGAATTACAAGTATTGGAAGCAGACCCGGTTCGGCTCGGTGCGCGATGAGACGACCATCGTGCACGCGGGCGGCGCATCCGATGGCGCGACGACGCTGACGTGGAAGATGGTTGCGGCGTCGCCGGTGTTCCCGAATTCGGCGCTGCAAAGCGCTGACATATTTCAGTGGAACGCCACGGTCGGCTCACCGGTTACGGCGACGATCGAGGTCGTGAACGATGGCGCTACGCTGAAGGATGACGAGCTGTGGATCGAGGTCGAATATCTCGGGAGTTCGGCGGCGCCGGTGAGCACGCACACTACCGACCGGCGCGCGATCATTGCGACCGCCGCCAATCAAACGTCGTCCTCGGCAACGTGGACTACCACCGGACTGGCGAGCCCGATCAAACAAAAGCTCGATGTCACATTCACGCCGCAGATGGCCGGCTTCGTGGTTGCCCGCGTGATGCTGGCGAAGGCGTCGGCCACCGTCTACGTTGATCCGAAGGTGACTCTCACATGAGCAAGAGCACGGCACTGCGGAGCGGTTATCTGTTGCAGATGTTCAACCGCACGAACTTCGCGAACATCACCGATGATGCCGCGTCGTCGCCGCTGGCGAGCTTTTTCATCGCCGCGCATACGGCCGACCCCGGTGTCGGCGGCACGCAGGTGACGAGCGAGTGCGCGTATACGGGTTATGCGCGCATCGGGATCGTGCGCTCTGGCGCGGGGTGGGTCGTCAGCGGTAACACGGTCGAGCCGGCGACGAACCCGGTCGAGCTTGGACAGTGCACCGCAGGATCGGAGTCGATTACGCATTTCACCATCGGCGAGCTTACCAGCGGCGCCGGCCGCATCTTCTATATCGGCGAGGTGAATCCGAACATCGCTGTCAGCGTTGGCGTGACGCCGAGCATCGACGCCACGGTCGAGGAGGAGTGATGGCCGACCGCGCCTACCTTGTAATCCAGAACGATCACGACGAGGCCACGCTGGCGACGTCGCTCGCGCCGCGCGGCGTTGGCTATGAGGCCGAGCGTACGCAGAATGCGATCCGCGATGACGAGTTCGCCACGACCAACTTGAGCGCGCAAACCCTGACCGGAACATGGGCGGCGCCGAAAACCGTCAACCATTTCAGCGTCCACCAGCATGGCCTGTACGGGGCGACGCTGCGCTTTCAGTGCGGGGCATACGACTCCGGTGTGGTCGATGTGGCCGACTTCACCGTGCCGGCAATCGTCGTCGCCGGCTACACCGACAGCGATGGAAGCGCCGATCCGTATGCGCATGAGTCGAGCTTCTGGCTCGACTTCCCCGAGCAGACCGACGATGCGTACACGCTCACCTTCGGCGGGACGCCGCGCGATTGGGGTTGGTTCTGGCTGTCGCGGATATGGGTCGGCAAGTCGCAGTGGTTCGAACACACCGCCGTCGCCGGCTATCAGTGGTCGCGCGAGACACAATCGAAAGCCGGCCGCACCTTCGGCGGGTCACGGCGCGTCAACCGGGGCGAGTCGTACCGGCGCGCATCCTTCGACTTCAATGCCATCACGACGGACGAGGCGGCGGTACTCGAGGATATGCAACGGCGTTGCGATATCGGCGGCGACCTGATCGCCAACCTATTCGCCGGCGAGGGCTCGCGCCGCGAGCGCAATCAGGTGTTTGCCGGAACGCTCGCACAGATCAGTCCGCTCACGTTGAATCAGTCGCGTGCCGCAATCAGGTTTCAAATGGAGGAGAACTAATGGCCGCCCCGAATCTTAAATCCGCAACGCTGGTGGTCGCGCCTGACCGCGCGCTCTATCATCTGACGTCGACCTCGCTGGTCCAACTTATTGCTGCCGTTCCGACCGGCTACGCCTACTTCATCGAACAGATCAGCGTGTGCAACAAAGGCACCGCGTCGGCGAACATCACGATTACGATACGTGATAGCGGGGCAGAGGACTGGCACGTCTGTTCGAAGCGCGCTTGCCAGATTAAAAATGCGTTCAACGCTGCGCAAGGTCGCGCGCACATCCTGAACGAAGGCGACTCGGTATGGGGGAAGCTGGAAGCAGCCGGCGCGGTCGACGTCGTGATCCCGTACACCAAGGCGCACGAATAGCGATGCGCGCGCTCTTGCTGGCGGCCATGCTGGCCGGCTGCACTAGCGTGTACGTGCAGACCGGCGACGGCACGATCGAACGCAGTACCGACATCGAGCGCAGCGTACGCGGGCGTGCCGCCACGACGGTTGAAGTGGTGCCGGTCCCGGTGCCTACGATCACCGTGCCGGTGCCGGTGCCGGTGCAGCCGAAAGAGGAAAAACGTTGATTGCCTGACCGGGACAATCGCCGCACAATGCAGCGGTCACCGGCATTTTTGCCGGCTCACTCGAGGAGACTTGCCATGGTTGCTGTTGCGCCGCTGTCGACGTCCGCGAATCCACTGACGCCACCGACCCCGGGCACGCCCGGCACGCCACCGACCCCGGGCACGCCACCGACCCCGGGTGTACCACCGACTCCCGGCGCTCCGGGTGTACCACCGACTCCGGGTGTACCACCGACCCCGGGCACGCCGCCAACGCCGGGCACGCCGCCAACACCGCCGAGCCCGCCGACTCGAAAGGGTTGACCATGTTCATCGGACTGACGTTGATCGTCGCGATCGTCGGCGTGCTGATGTATGCACTCTGCGCGCAGATCAAATTGCAGGAGGTCGGCCGGCTCATGTTTTTTGCCGGACTGCTGGCGTTCCTACTCGTCGGCGGGCCGCGCGTGATCGAACTGGTCAAATAGCGATGGCGCAAATCCCCATCGCCGGGCTGACGTACAACGGGCACCCGTGCAGTTACGACGATGGGGTTGTGCCGGTCGAGCCGCCGGTTACGCAGCCGCCGAAACCAACCGAGCCGGGCACTACCGTCTATCCAACGGAATTGCAGTCGAAGCATAAGAGCTTGTCCACGCTGCCGTGGACAACCGGCACGCGCTTGAGCGGTCCGACGATTACCCATGACTCGGCATGGATCGTGAACTTTCGCGCGGGCGCGGCGCAAACTAGACTCGTCCGCATTGGCGCGATCGAACGCGAGGGCGGGCCGCTGCACCGCGTCGGCATTCTGTTTCGGCGTAGCGATGGCGTAGTGTTGCAGCGGCTGCAATCCAGTAGCTTGTCGTGGAACTGTCTGGTCGGCCAGCCGCCGACGCCGTATCGAGTCGCGCTTGAGGCGAACACCAATTACGCGATCGGCATTTATAACGTGAATGCCGAGCAGGGCGCGATGTTCATGGACCTGTACCTGTAGTCACCGGCAATTTTGCCTATCAGTAGAGGAGTCAGCATGAATCAGATCGATCCGCTGTTGAGGCCGCCGCGCGCAGCGCCGCCACCGCTACCGGTTGACGCGCCACTCGAGACGCCGCGCGAGCAGCGCCGCGATGAGCGTGACGAGCGCGACGCGCCGGAACAGCAAGTTGCCAACGCGAACCTGACCTTCGGCGCGGCGTTCACCGCTGCGTATGCGGCAGCAGCCGCGCGCATTCAAACGATTCATTCGAAGCTCGGCCAAGTCGTCAACGGGTTATCCGTTGGCGTGCGGCGGCCGGCGTTCATGGCCGGCGGTGGCGGCAGTGGCGCGATGCCGGCGGCGCCGACGGCGCTCAACGTCAACATCACCGGCACGCCGACGGTCGGGCAGACGCTCACCGGCCATTACGAATACTTCGACATCAACGGCAACCCCGAGGGCACGTCGACGTTCAAGTGGCGGCGCGATGGCGTGGTCATCGCCGGCGCGACGACGGTCACTTACGTGTTGGTCGCGGGCGACGCGCCGCATAACGTTGCGTTCGAAGTCACGCCGGTCACCACTGTCGTGCCGCTCACTGGATCACCGACGCTCAGCGCACCGGTGCGCGTGTCCGCGTGAGTGAATTTGTATTCATGAAGGAAGTCCTCGCCGCATTCGGGCGCGGCGCGACGCGGTTGTTCCGCTGCAATGCGGGCGTGTCGTGGCAGGGACTTGAGGTTGAGCACACCCGCGATCGCATCGTGCTCGACAAGCCGCGCGCGGTGCACGGCTTGTCGAGCAC